GGGTAAAGTGGCCCGCAGCATCGGCAGTACCATCGGAACCTTCACAAAGTTCTCACACACCATTGCTGACGCGGGTGGCATAATGAAGTACCTAGCGACGCCAGGCGGCATTGTTATCATGGTTCTGATTGCCCTGGCAGCTGCAGCAATCCTGGTGGTTACGCATTGGGACAAGATTAAAAAGGCATTTACCGACTTCAAGAAAGTCCTAAAAGACAACGAGACAGCCATACGAAACGTGGCCATCGCGCTCGGTGTTATTTTTGGGCCAGCGTTAATCGCGATGGGAGCCCAGGCCGTAGCAACCGGAGCCGTGCTGGTAGGTGGATTAATCGCTTCAATCATATCCGCAGGAATCGAAGCGACAATAAGCGCGGCAGTATTCACCGGGAAAATGATTGTCTCGCTGGTTTCCTTCGTGCTTCAGGCATGGAAAACAGTCGCAGTAATTGGGATTCAAACGGGCCTATTCATCGCTCAGAGACTCGGGATCATTGGCGCAGCTGAAGCAACGAGTATCATCACCGCAGCTCAATGGCTGTTCAACGTAGCAATGGACGCCAACCCAATCGGGGTAGTTATTATCGCGCTGGCGGCTTTAGGGGTCGCAGTTTACGAAGTCGTGAAGCATTGGCAAGACATCTGCGAATGGGTGTCCAAGGCTTGGGATTGGCTAACAAAGTGGAACGGCACCAAGGCTGTGGACAAGAGCATCAATGTCACGACCAATACCACATCGGACGGTATGAAGGCCGGGCGAAACGCTCTCGGCACAAGCTACTGGGGTGGCGGCAGAACGCTGGTAGGAGAGCACGGGGCTGAGGAAATTGACGTGCCAAAAGGGTCCAGGATCAAAGACCATAGATCGACCTTGAACTCCGGCGGCAGAAGCATCTTGGTCGCCAAGTTAGCAGACACGATCATTGTCCGGGAAGAAGCAGACATCGACAAGATCGCTAACGCCTTAGTCCTAAAAATCAATGCAACTGCTACAAACATGGCATAGGGAGGGCACACTGATGGAATTTTGGCTAACCCAAGGCTCAGATAGTCTGCACCTCCCGGTCCCTCCCGACAGCTATGCCCTAAAAAGAGCCTTAAACAACAGCTCGGTGGTCGTGGAGGGCATCGGAGAGGTGTCTTTTATAGGCAAACCTAAACTAGCGGAGATCCCACCAATAATCTCTTTCTTCCCGGTTAGGTATTACAGCTTTTGTCAGTACAGCACATTCCCGACACCTAAGAGCTGCACGGATCTCATCGAGAAGTGGATGAATACTGGGAAGCCCATTCGATTCTTCATAACCGGAACAAGTATCAACCTAGAGTGTACCATCGAGGACTTTGAGCATGGTGAGCAAGACGGAACCGGGGATGTTTACTTTACACTCACCCTAAAGGAATACAAGACCATCACCCTGGGAGGCTGACCATGATTAAGCTATACGCTTTCTACAACGGGGTGACAACAGACCTAACTAACTTAATCCAAAGTATCAGCAGCACCGGAGACAAGGCCCAAGCCGCCAGAAAACTAGACATCGAACTGACATACCCAATCTGGGATAAAGTCCAACCAAGGCCCCAGGTATCCCCAGGAACGCGGGTGTGGATGCTGCTGGACGGTAAAGAGGTATTTCGGGGCGTAGCCTGGGACCGGGTGCTCGATTCAGCCAACCAGGTCCTGTCGTTTACCGCCTACGATTATTTAATTTATCTTACAAAATCTAAGGTCACTTATAACTTTGTAAACGTAACCTCGGAAGATGCCACCAGGAAGGTATGTGCCGAGCTCGGGATCACAGCCGGGGCTATTGTGAGTACCGGGATTAAAGTGAACCGACTCATAGCTCAAAAAACTGGGTACGAGGCCATCATGGAAATGTACACCCAGGCGAGCAAGACGAATAGGAAACTGTACATCCCGGTCATGGATGGCACAAAGCTAAACGTGATAGAAAAAGGTAAAACGGTCGCTGGCTACACCTTGAGATCTCAAACCAGCGACACAACAAGCAACGTCATAAGCACCAGTTACAAAGACACCATGGAAAATATGGTCAACCAGGTCAAGATTTATGACGACAAAAACAACTACCTGAGCAGCGTTAGCAATAGTGCGGAGATCAACGACTACGGACTACTGCAAGACAACTACACCAAAGAGGCAGACAAAGATAGCCACACCGTCGCAACGGGGATGCTCACCGGGATAGAACAGGATGTAACCATACCGGCTCTTGGAAATTGGGACTGTCGGACGGGTTACGCTGTGAACACTGAGATATTCTACGTCAGTAATCTCCAAAAATCGGTGATGTTCATCGATGGGGATACCCACATCTGGGAACCGGGCACCGGGAAGTACACGATGAGCCTAAACCTGAGCTACAAAAACCTTATGGATAGCAAGGGGTGATCTTATCAAGAACCCATACAGTGAATTGATCATGCACATGAGGACCCAGGGTGGGAAAAATAACACGCCTTACGTTCAAGTAGGGGTGGTTATATCACCCGACCCTTTGACCATTAAGCTCGGCGACTTGCAGATCGGCAAGGACAACCTCTTGGTCGCGGATTATTTGCTGCCCGACTACGCCAGGAAGTACACCACAGACGGAAACCTTAAAGTGACCAAGAGCGGGAGCTTAGGGGTAACAACTGGAACTGTGGTGGGCTCCTATGGATCACACACGCACAACGTCGCATCAGTCACGCTGGACACCGACAACACGCAGAGCGGCGACTTCACGTTTTCTGATGGGCTGGCAAAAGACGATATTGTCGCCTTGATCTCAGCTCTAGATGAGCAGATTTATATTGTTTTAGCAAGGGTTGTGAGTGCATGAGCATATTTCCATCGGAGGCATTAGGTGATTTGATCCAGACTACGGAGGTGGAAACGGCAGCTCTACCTCTGGCGAAAGAGTATGCCTGGGATTTCAGCACTAACGATTTCATCCTTGTCGATGGAAAAAGCGTCACCGTAACCGGAAAAGACGCTGTGAAAATTTGGATCTGGAAAGCCCTACAAACCGCAAAGAACCGATACAAGGCATACAGCTCCAGCTTCGGTAATGATCTAGAATCTCTGATTAGCCAGGGCTTATCGAAAGCAGCTCTGGGCTCCGAGCTGGAGCGATATATCAAAGAATCGCTGCTAATCAGCCCTTATATAACCGGAGTATCTGACGTAAGTAGCTCCATCGAGGGCAGCCAGGCACAGATTACTTTCACAACGCGAACCATTTATGGGGAGGTAGTTATAAGTGTTTAGTGAGCCAAGTAATACGATTTTGACGAGGATGCTCGCTACTGTTCCTTCCGACGTAGACACGTCGGAAGGATCTTTTATTTATGACGCACTTTCGCCCGCAAGCCAGGAGCTCGCAAATACCGAGGTACATCTCGATGACGCGCTCAACATGGTGTTCGCGCAAAGCGCAGCCGCCAATGGCTACTCGGCACAGCTCGTACTTCGATGCTCGGAGTTTGGAGTGATCCCCAAAGCGGGAACATTCGCAACGGGCCAGGTAACATTCAGTGGAGTTAATACAACACCCATCCCAACAGGCACAACGGTCCAAACTGCGGGTGGATTGCTTTATAACACTACAGCACCTGGGTTAATCTCAGCTGGGGTGGCAACAGTAAACGTCCAGGCCGCCGAAATTGGAGCGGCATACAACGTCCCATCGGCAACGATCATCCAGATACCAACCACGATCAGCGGGATCACTGGAGTCACAAACTCAACCATCGCCTCGGGTGGAACCGACGATGAAACGAATACCGCCTTGTTAGCAAGGTTCTTAAACCGAGTAAGGACACCATCGACAAGCGGCAACGCTGATAATTATGTCGAGTGGGCGCTCCAGGTCCCAGGCATCGGTCTTGCTAAAACCTTCCCTCTGTGGGCTGGCTCTGGCACGGTCAAAGTTACCGCGATTGATAGCAATATGCAGCCCCTTACAACGGATCTCGTAACAGCGCTAAGCACCTATATAGAATCCCAAAGGCCCATAGGAGCTACAGTGACTTATGAGAGCGCCTCGGCTTTAGAGATCACCATTACTGTCAATGTCACAAGGGACCTAACCCACACCCAGGCGGGAATCCAAACAGTCCTAACAACAGCAATAGCGAGCTACCTCAAAAGCATTGCGTTTGTACAGAATTATGTGAGTTACGCGGTGATTGGCTCCTTAATTCTAACAACCCCAGGGGTGGTCGACTATGACACCTTACTCATAAACACAGGCACGGTGAATGTGACGGTCGGACCAACACAAGTCGCAACCGTGGGGGCGGTGACTGTCTATGCTCCTTAAAGATTATTTACCACCAGTTCTAACCAGCACCAAGACATTCACAGCGCTTCTAAACGCGGAGCAGACAGAAATTGATGGTGTGAACATTTCGGTCCAGGACATCATCGACCAATGCTTTATTTCGACAGCGACCTGGGGGCTGGCCTACTGGGAATCTATGGTCGGAGTGACTACGGACACCTCGAAGGATATAGACCAGCGCCGATCAGTGGTCAAAGCCAAAGTACGGGGGTCGGGAACTGTAACCGTCCAATTCCTTGAGAATGTGGCAAGCAGTTACACCAACGGTAACGTGCAGATCATTGAGCACCCGAGCATCTACTCATTCGAGGTAAAATTCGTCGGAACGATGGGTATACCTCCAAACCTAGACGACTTGGAAGCATCTATTAACCAAATTAAACCCGCGCATTTAGCGGTCACTTACACCTTCGTTTATACAACCTGGGCACCCGTCCAGACCGTGACATGGACTACGGTAAAGACAAGCACCTGGAGTGGACTATTAAATGGGATGGTGATATAAATTGGCAACAACAACCTCAACCTTGGGGTTAACTAAACCAGCGCTGACGGACAATGCCGATATAGGTGTCATCAACACAAACATGGACCTCCTCGACGCAGCGGTCGCTGCCAAGGAAACACCTACAGGAGCTCTGACCAAAGCAACGACCGCCCAAAGCAACGCCGAGGCATATACGGACACCAAAACATCGGCGATCGCAGCAGATTTATATCCGGCAGCCGGGATATGGGGTGGACACAGGAACAGCAAACCATCTACTCATAACACTAAGCCCAGCGCCGACGAGCTACGTCGATGGGATGGGTGTCGCTGTTAAGGTCAAGGTCGCGAGCACCACAGCAACAGACATCAACGTCAATGGCCTGGGAGCAAAAGCAATTTATGACTCCCTCGGAAACGCCGTGAATAACTTCAGAGCAAACACAACCTACTCGCTGAAATACGAATCGATCAGCGGGTCTTTTATTGCACAGGGTAAAGG